ATTTAAGTTCTTCAAAAAGAAAAACAAGATGCCTTCTAAGAATATCCTTAAAGAAGTTATAAAAGAATTGCTTGAATCTAAAAATTACGTTGACCTGGTTACTAAGGATGATATACCCAATATCCATAAAATAATCGATGACCTATATTCAAATCCCTTGAATGATTCCGAATACATTCGAGAAAAGATATATCAATTCTCTACCTATGTAGAGATGAAGAACTTGAATGATTCTTTTGATTTGGATAACTTCGAACAATATGAAACCTATTCAAGGAAAATAGAAAAGATACTTCAAAACTCAAAACCTAAGAAAGATGATGAACCTATCTTTATGATAAGGGATATTACAGAAAGACAATTCAAACGTCAAGCAGAACCATCTGTAATACCTTGTCCATTTAGACAACTTAATGATATTACCAATGCTGGAGGTTACCCAGAACATTCAGTAAATGTTATTCTCGATAAACCCAAAGCTAAGAAAACTTTCTTCATGGTAAACTTGGCAAGAGGGTATTTAAGAATGAAGAAATCAGTTTTATATATAGATACTGAAAATGGTAAAGAACAAATCATGGACCGATTTATTCAATCCTCTATCAATAAAACTAAGAAGGAATTATACTCTGGTGAGTATGACAAACTCGAAGCTAAACATCTTCGTAAACTTGCAAGATTTGGAGTTGAACTAGTAGTTGAAAGAGTTCCTGCAATGATTACAGATTGCAATTATATAAGGGAACTTATAATCAAGTTAAGAAACCAGGGTATTAATATTAAAGTACTAATGGTGGATTATGCAGGAAAGCTTGCTTCAATTGCCAGAGATAAAGAGGATTTCGACCGTATATCGAATGTATATATCGATATTCAGAACCTAGCAGAAGAGATGGACTTAGATATTGTATGGACTGCTCATCATATTACCAGAGAGGGTAAGAAACATAGAACTACTAGATATGATGAGAATGATATATCTGGTTCTATTGCAATTGTTCGTAATGCCCATACAATAGTTGGTCTTAACTCTACTGAACAAGAAGAAAAAGATGATATACTTCGTTGTGAATTAGTAGTACAAAGAGATGGTTTACCTAGTGGTAGAGCATTATTTAAATGTGATGTTGAAAGGCAAAGATGTGTAGAGTTTACTAAAGAACAACGTAAACAGTACGATGAAATATATGGTGAAAAGCTTGAGGAATCTCTTAAGAAGAAAGGGAATCCTGATGCTAACGAAGATAAGTATAATAAGAAACAAGGAGATATATAAACCTAAAACATTAAGATTATGATTAAGAGATTAGAAGGAATTCAAAAAGGACAGAAGGTTTACTTAGTACCTTCAGATTCAAGATGTACTCCACAGTATGCCGAAGTATATTCAGTGGGTCCTAAGTATATCAAGTTAACTGGGGTTAATATAAGTTTAAGGGAGTTCTTCTCTGAAGATGGGAGATCCGCTAAATGGGGAGGATGGGAACTTTTCCTTTCAAAGGAATCCTATGAAGAACACAAAGAATTACTTTCACTTAGGTCACAGGTAGTTACTTTATTTGAGCAAATGGTACTGAAATGCGAAGACCTAGATAAATTACGTAGGCTAAAGAAAAGATATGCCGAATACGATGACCCATTACCATTTTAACCATGAGTAAGATCACTAATGAATTTAAAACCAAGCTCTACAATTATTTTATTAAGAGCTTGGGCGCTTACAAATATAAACATGGTTGGATGAAATTACCCGTATGCCCATTCTGTCATAGGGAACATAAGATGGGAATTAATCTTTCTATGTACCGTACCAATTGTTTTAGATGCAATTATCATATGAATCCTGCTCAACTAGTAATGGATGTTGAGGGATTTGATACTTATGCCGAACTTTTAAAATTTCTAGATAATGGAAACTTTACAGACAAAGCTTTCTCAGAAGAGAAGATTGAATTATCCGATGCTAAGCCCGTCTATCTTCCAGATGGATTTAAACTCATTAATCAAGGAACATCACAAGTTGCAAGAAGCATTAGAAGTTACATGTCGAGCCGTGGGTTCACTATCGAAGAATTATCAAAACACGGTATCGGATATGTTGCCACTGAGGGACCTTTTTTTGGGTACCTCATCATACCATATTATTATAAGGGCACGCTCAGGTATTACAATGCGAGAAATGTTATTGGACAGGGCCCAAGATACAATAATCCAAATAAAGATATTACGGGACTTGGAAAGGAATTTATTATCTTCAATCAAGATGCCCTCGACATGTATAGTTCGATATTTATCTGTGAAGGAGCAATCAATGCACTTACTATGGGAGACAGGGCTATTGCCACCATGGGTAAGGCAATCAGTGCTTACCAAGTTAACCAGCTTATCAAATCTCCAGTTAATAGATTTATATTACTCCTGGACCCTGATGCCATCAAATATTCAATCAACCTGGCTTTCAAATTGGTCGCTTATAAAAAGGTCAAAGTTATACAATTGCCTGAAGGTAAAGATTGTAATGATCTAGGCCGTAAAGAAGTACTTAAGTTAATATATAATACTCGGTACCAATCTTATCAAGATCTATTGAAACTCAGAAACTCCTTGGATTGAGGATTTCCTATTATAATATATATAACTTAAAATAAGAAAGTATGAAACAATTATTAGAAGCTATAAGAGCCAAATATTTATGCCTTCATGATTGGGAGGTGGTAAGTAAAACTGAATATACTGATTGTTGGAAAATCCTATTAAAATGTAAGAAGTGCGGTAAACTTAGAAAGAGAATAGTATGAGAGACCCCTCTATTCATATAACTAAGCATCAATTCGAAAAAATCCTATCTCAGTTAGAGGTATATAATTTTCCGATTGATGCTTTCTTTGTTATTGCTCGTAAGGAAGCAATAAATACTAGAGTTGTAGTTGTTACAAACAATAAGACAACTAAGAAAGTTTCTAACATTTTACTAGCATCTAAGGGAGATGCTGCTTTAGTTGCTGATATTATATATGCAACTCGTATAAAACTAAAGCATAGAGGAGTTAGAAAAATAAGAGAAACAGAACCAAGAAATTGGGCGGTATGTAAAAAGATAGCTGAGCTATGTAATCAATTCTGTGAAGATTTCCAATTAGATACCCGGGAAGGTTTTATCAAATACATCGAACTTGGTATCAAGAAAATGGATGGTAATTACAATAATCTTTTAAACAGGTTATCGGTTATGTCAGAAAAGATATCAGATTTATATTCTGCTACTTTGGAAATGGAAGAGGATTCTGGTAATGCTAAAGCTATACATGATTACTTTATAAAGAGAGTAGCTGATGTTACTGGCATATATGAATCATTCGTTAATCAGCCAGATAAATATATACACTTTGTAAGGTTAGATAAATTCTTATCTGAGAAAGGATGGGATCCCATCCAATTTATCGATGCTCAATTCGAATCTCTTGCTTGGTGTAATGGTTTACCCGAACCCAGTCAGATGTATAATGACAAGGCTATCGAAAGATATAATAAATACCTATTTAAACATAAGAATCATTCACAATCAGAGGAACCTAAAGTAGAGGGAAGCCTCTGGTCAAAAATTAATAAATTATGAAAGCTTTTAAAAATCGTTTAGAAGAGATGGCAGAAGCCACTGTAAATGCTTTGGATTATTCCGATAGCAAAGTAGAATACCCAGATATTTCTATGGTTCAGAAATGGCCTAAGGAAATAATCTTGCCCTTGTATGATTTATATAAAAATACTCGGTATTCAGAATTAACTTCAATTCTTATGTATACTCAGCATCAGGCTAGGTTTGAAGAAATAGGAGAATTGATGCTTGGTATCGGATTAGTAGAAATGGTACATTATGATAAACTGGGAGACTTCTTATTAAAAGCTTCTGATGTAATGGACACCGATATACCAGGAAATAATCAGTTAACTGTACATCCCCTAATAGATCTTGGTACTTCAGCAGAATCTGCTTTAAGATTATTATTACAAGCAGAAAAAGAAACTCTAGAAGAATATTATAAAGTATTCGATTCTCTGAATAAAAAA